GATTACCCATACCAATTTTATTGATTCATGCGTCTATCATAATGAAGATGATAAATCAATTCACGAGGTTCCATTTTTTCAAAATAATCCTTTATGACTCTGATGCGAATAATGAGGGGTTCATCTGTTTGTAACGAAGGCAAATATAATTCATGATGAATTTTATAAATATGTGTAAAATATTTCTTGGATATTTTCACATTTTGTTTTTGTACGTAATAAGTAACATAAGAAGTATGAACGTTTGATATAAAATCGTTATATTCTTGACGGAAATTGAAAAATACATGTTTATATTGTGGAAAATAATATAAAAAATCCTTCACTTTACCCATTCGACGTAAACATAAATATTGATATTGTAAATTAGGGTTATTTCCGCGTAATGTTTTGATAGAATCATAAGTCTGATTCTTGATAGCGGAACGTTCACCATTTTCCATATTGGTAAGCATGACCCCTAATTTATTATAATCCGTTTGGATAGATGTAAATTCGTTGGTAATATCCTCATACGTTTTAAACATATAACTGATTGGAAAATGAATCACGCCATTACTATATTGAAAAATACGCCAACTCTCATATTCCGTAGGTCTTATATATTTCACCGTATTATTATTCTTTATTTCATATACGGCGACTAAATAGACTTTTGGCTCGGTTATTTTTAATACAATATGATTATCTGGATGTTGTAAGACAAAACTATAAGAATAAGTTTTTGGTAAATATTCCAAGAATGATAGTTCATTTAATTTTTGTCCTTCTACACATCGTAAACCATCTAAAAACATTTGGTAAAAAGATGGTTGTTTTTTCGTTTTATCCGGGTCTTCTTCGTATTGATTTCTATAATAAAAATACGAACCACCGACTGCTCCACGAGTGGCTATATCCCATTCACCTCTGCGATTATCATAAAATAAATTAATCATTGTACCTTCGATGATCTCATTTACGTAAATATTATCATTTAATTCGGTATGTTTTTCTTTAAATTTTTCAATATCCGTAGATTTAGATGGGGAAAAGGTAAGAATTTTATTATCCGGAGAGGCAACGACGATTGATCTATATAATTTGGAAAAGATGTCGTCATTACATAAAATATTTTTATCATAATTTAAAATTTTATAATCTATACCATTTTTCGAATAGGTTTTTGTTTTAATTACAGTTGGGGAATAATTTTCAGTATCAATATAATATTCGTTTGTTTCTAATAAGGATTGAGACATGCTTTAAATATTATATTATTTACACTGTTATCTTTAATTGCTTTATTATAATAATTATTCATATCGCGGATATTGGATGAAATATAATTTAGTATAATTCTCGTATAAAATTTTAACCATATATAATAAATAATGACAGACGAAGAAAAAGTAATTGAAATGGAGAACATTGAAACAACCCCTGACTCAGAAAAAACGAAATCGCCATTGAGTTCATTATCATTAGAATTAGGAGATATCATATCTATCATAGCACCTACCAATCCTGAAATTAATGATATGTCATGGTTAATTACTTATATAGATCATACCAAAATACTACTCGTCAATATAAGTAAATTAAACACCCACCAATTAAATATTGGAAAAGATGGTATGATTACGGATGAAAGTATTACTGAAATACAATTATTAAGTAGAAGTGACGAAAAAGGGTTTGCCAGAATTAATCATTTATTACCAAACACATGGATTGACATTCATTTCGGTGGTGAAATTCCGGTAACATTCACCGGACAAATTACGAATCTAGAAGAAGATATGATAGAATTGACTACCTATCCGGATTTAGATGTTCTGTATATTGATTTTGCATATAAAGGAATCCCCGAAGATATACCGATTGAAAAAATAGTGATCCGACAAAAACCCGTATCAGTAAAACAAAATTTGAATGAATTGACATCTACCGAAGAAGGAGAACCTGAATCCAAAACCGAATCAGCATCCACCACTGTTACCGAAAGTGGGGATTATATTTTAAATATTCCCGAAGATGCTACTCACGATGAGGTATTTAAAGAAAAAATACAAGAAATGTATGCAGATGCCGAAGAAATCGTCTTTGGTGATTTTTTAGAAGATATTACAAATATTGTAGAAATACCGGTACACGAACAACGATATAGTATAGAATCACAAGTCAATGATTTAATGGACGAATTACTTTCTACTATACCCGATAGTAAACGCACAGTAGTCGTTTTAGGAAATATACATTTATTAATCGACCGTTTTAAACAATTGAGAGAACATTTCTCCAAATTTGATGAGAACCAATCTGTATATGATTTCAAAAAAGTAGGACATACACATAAACCAATGGTTGAACGTTTACATAGTTTAGATGCCAATTTAAAATGGATATTGCCCGTTGTTTCTAACCGTAAACGATTATATAATTTGACAACCGATATTGATTTGAATGATATAACCAATGAAAATGTGGGCGTGGATTTCCGCAGCATAGAAACAAAACAAAAAGAATATTACGATAAAGACGCCAAGAGTCGTTCCGTAAATTATTCTATATTGAATAATGAAATAAATAATTGTATGACCCCATTTAGAGAACCAGTGGATACGAAAAATGTATTAGTATCCAAACAAATTTCCACCAATTTGGAAAGTATCATAGATAATTTGGGTGATTTTTATAGTAATATTGCGACAACTACCAAAGGCGGCACTGATGTACGAAAATCCAGATATGTGATTCAACGATATAATTTGGGAATGTCAAAAATGGCGGAAAAAATGATGAAAAACGGAAAGAAAATGTATTATCGTTCCAATATGACAGCTAACGATACAATGACGGTTAAATCATTGATTATGTTGCCATCACCGGTCATGAGGTTTTCAACGATTGATTTGCCAATGACAAGTATTTTAGAAAAATCCAATTTACATCATCATTATTTTATGTTGCATAAGATTTTGAATAAAAAAACGGATATTATTTCAAATATCATTAGCGATTTCAATAATGAGATGGATTATGAAAAAATAGAAAAAGAAACCAAACGCGAATTTTTATCAAAAATAGAAGAATTCGTATTGTCCGATGAATTAATGGAAGAGGAAGACCGTTTCATGAACTTTTTAAATATTATTGTTCCCAAAACGCGTTTATTGATACGCGTGATACAAAAATACATTCATAATAAGTTCTCATTAGTCAATGTCGTCCAATTTTTGGAACCATTCTTGGTATATACCAATGATATTAGTTATAAACAATATTTGGAAATCAGATATTTTATCAAAGAAAAAATCAAAGAAATCAAAAAGACGATTGTGGATAAGGGAAATAAAGTAAGTTTGCTACGTAATACCAAATATAATGTAGAACATAAATTGAATACAGTATTACATTTATTGGATGAGAACAAAACGTTCTCGGATTCTATTTTTGATACATATAAATTTTTATCCAAAGATAAATCCAACACAAAAATGAGTTCTTCTGAATTATTGGCAAAATATATCCAAATTGATAACGGTAACTATTATACCAATTTATTAAAATCGTTATTAATACCTTTAATGACTCCGAATAATTTAACCGATTTATTAGCCAAACCAAAAATAGATGAGATGACCGATGTAGATAAAATCAAACCTAAAGAATGTATACGCCGATATTTGGCAAAAAGATATGGAAGTGTGAAAGAATTACAAAAAGACGACAACCATGACGAAGTTTATTATGATAAAGAATTTGATGATACTGTGTATGATATTTTAAATAAATACAAAGACGAACAGAAAAAAATGACGCCTGAAATGTTTATGGAATTCTTAATGGAGAACCTTATACAAAAACATGATTGTCCGAAAAGTATGGCAAAAGAAATGGCGGAGACTTTAATTGCTAAGAGAAAATTGGTGCGCGATGGTGATTATGCTATGTTGGAAATAATGCCTTCTTTACCGGCTGATACAGATGAAATGAAATTGTCGGAGAAAGAAAAAGAAGAAATTGAAAATGAAAAAGATTTGCGTAAGAAAATCAAATATTATCGTCGTTTAAAAAATCACTGGGTTCATGATGATAAAATAGAGGAAGAATCCTTTATAGATAATAATACATTATTTTGTAATATAAGTGAGAACTGCTATAAAAATACCAAAAACAATATTTGTGAAACCATCAATGATACCACCGCAAGAATGAAAAAGATATCACAAGAAAAATTAATGGGCGAATTTGATAAACGATATGCAATTACCATTGAAGATTTGGAACAAGAATTTGAAAAAGAAATCGCATTAAATAGAAAAAAATTACTCAAAAAGCAAATATTGAATGAATTACAATTCAATAAAGCCAGTCATTTAGCCTATGAAATCGGTAAATTAACAAAACCTACTGAATTGGTCGTTTCTCCGTATCGCCAAATAAAAGAAATGATTTTATCTCAAGACGATTTCACAAAACAACAACACGATATTTTATTATTTGTTGATAATTTTTGTCGCGAACCCATGATAGACCAATTAAAAGAAAGCGAACATTGGTTATATTGTATTGATACAAATACACCATTATTACCAGTATTTAAATATAGTTTAGCCGTGTGTTTTGTCAATGGGGGGGATTATGCGGCAAAATTACACGAAATATGTAGCCAAATTGGTTTGGAACAAGGCGATTCTATTGTAGATAAATTTACCGGCGAAGTAATACGCAAATTAGATTTTAGTTCAGAAGAAGGTTATGACGAAGCAGGTTTCAAAATTACAACCCATGATATTATGGAAAAAGATATAGGTGATTTACTAACGGAAGCAGTTACCATGTCAAAACAACCCGAAAAAGTATTTGAAAATGAAATTACGATGATGATATATAATGTCTTTAAAGCGATTTGTACGAATATTGATTTACCGCAATTAGGCATAGATTCCATGGAGGGATTTGTATTACGAACCGTCACTGAAATCATGAATAAAGCCATTAAAACCGAAGAATCATATAATGAATTCGTAATAAAAGAGAAAAAACGCGCGGATGTGAAAATGGATCCTTATGGTATTTATTATAATGAAATGGTGATCGTTATTATTGCCAGTGTTATTTTAGTCGCGATACAAACTGCGGTGCCATCTTTCCAAATTAATCGCACTTTTTCTGGTTGTTTGCGCTCGTTCAGTGGTTATCCATTGGGTGGGGTCGAAGATATGACGGGATTACAATATATCGCATGTGTTACCGATAAAACCAAAAGTCCAGCCAAACCATGGAATGCTATAGAGAAATTAAATGCCAAAAAATTAGAGAAACGAATGCAGGTCATTATAGATAAATATGTAATCAATCGTATTGATATACAAGAGTTATATACAAAAAAGCGCGAATATATTATTTTAAATCCCGATTCCGTTTCTGTAGAAGAACATAGTATTACCAAGTGGCATCATTTTATGCCACCAGTGGTGGAATATCGTATTACGAATTCGTTGAAAAATATTTCGTCCGATTTCCAATCTGAATTATTGAGATTACTAACTGATGGTAAATCCAATCAACATGAATATTATAATATAGTAAAAAGTAAAGCCGCCCAATTCGGTTATGCTATTATCGAACGTATCAATAAAGTGGTAAAAACGAAGGATTTAGTTTTAAAGACCAGTACAATGGTTCCCTTTATGGAGAATGCATGTTGTAATGAAAATAATACTACCAATCCAATGATATATTTTATCAAAGAAGATGAGAATATTAAAGTGGATATTGTCGCTGCCAAAAAATTAAGAATATTAATAACCGACGTAAAAGCATTATCCAAAGCATCTATGTTGTATCATCGCGCATTTACCGGAATAAAATATCCAGAAGTACCTATCGGGCATTTAGAAGAGAACATATATGCAGCATTTATCCATTATTGTAATTTTGACCGTAATTTACCTATTCCCGAAAATTATAAAATCATATGTAGTGAAAAACCCGCGGGATATAATACATTATGGACGATACAAGAAAAAGTAGAATTTTTAAAGAAACATGGAAAGCGTTATACAGTAGATAATTTGTATCAATTGATGAATTTAGTACAACTTAAGAACCACGTAACAATCAAACGGAATATTGAATTTCATACGATAAATGTCTTGACTGATATTTTGGAAAATTTAGATCGCGAAGATTCACTATTAATGAATGAAAAAATGCGAGAACATCTACATAAAGTCATTGAAAAATATAACCCCAAGACATACGTTAAAGAAGACACGGATGCCTTACGAGATTTTAAAGATTATCTATATACCACGAATGATAATTTATATCAAAACATAGTCAAATTCTTTGAAAAGAATGGTAGATTTTTGGAGAGAACTGAATTCAAAGAATTAAAAGAATTCATTGGAACGATTTATAGTTGGCAAAATTCGCAAAAATCCGCGTATGATGATTATGATAGTAATGAATTATATTCATTTTGTCAATATATTAAAAATGCGATTTTTTCCATGTGTTCGGTATATCCAAGTATCATTTTAAATGATGGTATACGCAATACGGTCCCAAAACATTGGAAATTATCGCCATTTGATGAGGATAAATTAAAATCCAATATTATTGAAAAATATTATGAAGAAATTGCTACGTTTAAAGGAGAACCTATATTGGTCCGTCTTTTACAAGAAGTTTCAAAATCATTAGAGAACATTAATTTATTTACCCAACATATACCGATTATTTCTCCCATCCAAAAAGAAGGAGCCGTTTTTCATTCTATTTTTGATAATTTTACTACTGTTTCTTTATTTATTTATTGTTTTTACACCGTTTTATATGAATATATGAGTAGTAGTGAAGATCCTGATTTATTAACGGCAAATGTAAATATCAGTAAACAACGCCGTAGAGATACGATAAATAATAATTTGGACGAAGCGAATTCCATTACCGGAATTGATATGAATGTTCCAGATGAAATGTCGGAAGCAAATACAGAATTACAAGAAATCAATATACAAACCGTCCAAGATTTTGAATTACGAGAACGCGTATGTAAATTATTGGTTGCTTTCTTAAACGTAGAAAAGAAAAACAAATCCGTTATTAACTTTTCCTACACGCAAATCATGAAATATGTAACCAAGGTGAAGACCAGTGAAAAGAAATCTATTACGGATATGTTTGAAAAATTAGATCCTGAGAATAGAAGGATAGAAGATATGATGAAATTATTTAAAATCGGTAGATGGAATGTTGGTATGCAAAAAGGTTTAATCCATTATGACGCAGAAACCAATGCGAGAGAAACGAACCAGTTAATGAACTTTTTGAATGAAGATAATGGTAATAAAGACGTTATGTTTGATATGATGCGAGATGTATATGATATAGATAATATAGGAACAGCAGAGGGAGAACAAATGAATGTAAATGATTTGGAAACAATGGAAGAAAACGAAAACACCCAATTTTATGAGAACGAAGGGTATGGAATAGAAGGTTTAGATGAAGATTATACAGATGGAGATTATTATGGCGAAGATGATAGGGATGATTATATGTAAACGATTCTGATAAATATAAGAGAACCAGTAAATGAAAAATTTGAATTTATTTATGTAAAAATAATTTCAAATGATATAATAGAATTATGCCAAACATAAAAGGATTTGTAAGATATTATAAATTGAACATGATTATTTTACTTTTTTTATTCCTGTTCTCCATCGTTCATTATATAAAGCCAGGATTTCTTTATACCAAAGAAGGAGGATTTAGAGAATTCGGCGTCGGATATAAGAATAAAACGGTGATTCCTATTTGGTTAATATCCATTATTTTAGCAATAGTATCGTATTTAGCAGTAATGTATTATTTATTACATTTTTAGTAGATTGGTCCAATTGTTCTCAAAATAATAATATAATTTATATATTATTATTTCATAATATGGAATATCCAAGATTAATTGAGAACACTGCCAAAAATTATTTATATCAAACATTGAAACAATGTCATAATAATCGCGTGACTATATATTATTATGTATTCAATATTACCATTTTTGTACTCTTTGTTTCTATTTTAGGATTGACCTTATATTATTGTAAAAAAAATAGAATGAGTGATGTAGAAAAACGAAAGAAAATGTTACGAGACCAACAGTATGTATTATCCAAAATCAAATTTTATAAGGATGAAGTCGTAGAACATAAATCGAATATGTCTGATATTACCGCGTTACCAGTTCCGGGGAATTATATGGTATAGAAAATTGATTTATTTTATTATAAATTATAATAAAATAATACAAACAAAAGACTCGCTATTATACCAATCAATCATGTCCGCTTATACTCGCAAATCTGCTTATATCACTACTTATGACGCCGTCATTGAAAAATCATCCTGCCAAATTCATACACATACCGATGGGTTGTCATTGAATTTATTAGAGGAAGATGAATGTTTCGGTATTTTAAAAATGAAAATGAAAAAAACAGCAATTACAGAACGTCCAACAATGATATTATTTAGCATAGATAATACTGCCTCTATGGATGAATATGCTTATGGAAATACTACAAAAATGGCAGTAGTCATAAAAACATTAAAAAATATAATGACCTATCTATCTACTATTGAAGCGCCTGTATACATACAATTATACACGTTTAATTTAGAAGTGCGACCGGTCATTGATTCGATATTAGTCAATAAATCAAATGTAGAAGAATTAATCAATAAAATAGAAAAAATAGGTGCAAACAATTCAACGGATATTGGACACGCATTAAAATGTGCGAATGAAAATATGAGAGAATATAATAAAATAAACCCTACTCATCAAATCATACATATATTTATGACCGATGGCGAACCAACCTCCGGAGAATGTAATACCGAAAAATTATCTACTATGGTAAATAACGAGTTTCCAAATATATTTGTAGGATTTGGCGAATATCATAATGTAAATTTATTGAAAAAATTAAGTGATAAAGATAACGGCGATTATCAATTTGTAGATAATATGGAAAACACCTCACTTATTTATGGCGAAACACTACATCGGTATTTATATCCCGCATTACAAAAGGTAGAAATCAATGTTGAAAATGGAACTATTTATAATTGGAAGACCAATAGTTGGGTAAATAAATTATATGAACCCGTTATTATAGGCGATATAGAAAAAATATATCATTTCAAAACCAAAAAACCTTATGATATCCAATGTGACGTATTTGGTATTGTTTGTTCGTTGGATCAAGAAGATATAGAAAATGGACTTGAAATTTACAATAAGGTTCAACATGTATTGAACGTTTCTGTATCTGAATCTGAAATAATAACTAATTATTATGGTTCACTTTCATTTGTAGAAGACATTTCATTGATAGATAATTATGAAGAATTATATTCAGCTCACGCTTTTCTTTTAAAGGAGAACGAATTAGAATTTTATTCTGATGTTCCTATATTGCCCCAATTAATAGATAAAAAAACAGAACCATTAGAAGAAACGAATTTAGCGAAATATCTATACCGTCAAAAAACCCAAGAATTACTATATAAAGCCAAAGAAAGTAAAAATAAAGATGATATTAAAATTGTGAAACGCGAAATGAATACATTTTTCAAAAATATGCGCGAATATATGAAAACAAACGATTTAGGATCTGATAAATTCATGAAAAATCTTTGTGATGATATATGCATAACCTATCGTACCATTGGAACCCATTTAGGTATAATGTATAATATATCCAGATTAACAACACAAAGTCGTCAACAAACGTATAGTGCGACACCTAAAAGTAATAACAATCGTCAACTATCAGATGATAATGAAAGTCAACCAGATGATTTATTAATAAACACCAACGACGGATATAATATAAATAATACAAAAATATTACCGGGTATTATTGCATCTATTAACAGATTTCCTGTTATTGGTTTGGATAATTTATATTCTCCAATGAAACCTCCGAGATTATCTCGTATTAAAACAAATGATTTTGTAAATGATTATTCTATATTAAAACGATATAATTTAGAAGATAATATGGATGATATAATAGATGATGTGGTTGATGACACAGATATTAAAAATTATAATGTATCGGCAGATACAAATAGTTGTTATGCAACCGAAAGTTCTGTAAATACTATGACACAAATTTCAAACTTATAAACAATTGTATTGATGTAAATATTTTTTTATGTTTATAATATAGATTGAAAAATAATGACAGAAAAATCAATGAGAGAAAAACCATATTTTATAATATTAGGAGGTCCAACTGGTTCAGGAAAATCATTAATGCCACAATTAATTTTAAACTATTTGCGTAAAACAAATGTGGTAAAATATCATTTTAAAAAACTATTGATAGATGATTACATTGAATACAACCCGCTATACAAAGAATCTATACATAATATCATAGAAGAATATGAATGTGAACCATATAAAACTGGAAAAGGACAAAATTGTGATGTTGAAACACCATCGCTAGAATTAGCAAATGCATTTGAGGAAATTTATTTTCATGTTAGACGAAACGGTCAATGTTATGGAGGTTTTACCCAAGATATAAAAGATAAAATCGTAAATACTATGTATGATAATATTAAAAAAAAATATAGAGATAATGATAAGAATTTTGAAACGAAAGAAGAATCAAAACAACAATATCAAGAAGAAATAGGTAAGTTAAAAAACATCTATGATGAATATTATGAGAAAAATTGCGAACAACAATATAAAATGGATATGGAAAAATATTTAAATAATAACGATAATATAATCGTTGAAACAACTGGAAAAAAAATTCCCAAAGATTTAATTGAAATAGTGAATCAATATGATTATAATATAATCATTGCTTATATATTAGTGGAAAAAAATACATTACGAAAACGTATAATTAAACGGTTTAGAGACGCTTTATATAAATTTAGATTGGATTATAACAAAAAAGCTCCTCGTTTTCCTAACATTTCTGATAAAATTATAAATAATATAAAAGAAACACTGATTACATTAAGAAATGAATGTTTACCTGCGGATGAAGCATCAGAAATATGTGGATTCATAAATAGACACAGTAATATTAATCTATTAATATATGACAATACTGATAGTACTTATATAGAACCAAAATTGGTCTACGACCATAGTATACCAGGTGAAGACCATTTATATATGAAAAAACCAGAATATATTGAATTTATAAATAATATACTTGGTATACCCAACGTTATTTCACCAGAAAAACAAACAAGACGGTTATTTACCCAATTACCGAAATATATTGGAAAAGGCGGTAAAAATAAAAGAACAACTCGAAAATATCGTTCCGTAAGAAAAACGATAAAAAAGAGTAAACACAAATAAATTCATAGATGGTTAAATAAATATTAATTATGAATAAATATTTATTATAAAAAGTAAATAAAAATAAAGAATCATAACATATATTTCATGGAAGCAACCCCCAAAGTACCGGATAATTTCCGTTCAATTATCACCGATTTTACGAAAGATTTATCTATCACTTTTCCAGAATATATTTTTTTATGGTCCAAGTGGACGGATACCGAAGAATTCAATGAAAAGGAATTACAATATATATTTGAATATTGTTTATCCATATATCCAGAGCGATTTTTTGATATATTATATCAAAATGATGAAATATTCAAACCCGAAAGTGAGATAAATACCATTTTTTTACCCAGCGTAGATTTTAAATTACTATTTCATTGTGAAGGTGTAAGTGAAACTACGAAAAAGACCATGTGGAAATATTTACAATTGATTTTATTTACGATTGTGGGTGGCATCAAAGACAAATCCACTTTTGGCGAGACTTTAAATTTATTTGAAGGAGTAGATGAAGAACAATTGAATGAAAAATTAAAAGAAACGATGAGTGGCATTACTGATTTTTTCTCAAATATTTCGGAAAATATGGATATGAATGCTGAAACTGCGAATACAGAGACAGAGACAGAGACAGGTGAAAAGGACTCACCACAATCACCAAACTTAGAACATATATTTGAAAATATGCCTGGTGCAAAAGAATTTGCCAAAACATTTGGTAAAATGGATGGTTTACCAAATATGGAAAATATGCAAGATCATTTAAAAACATTATTTGATGGAAAAATTGGTAAATTAGCCAAAGATATGGCCGAAGAAATTACAGATGAATTTAAAGATTTTTTGGGCGAAGATATGCAAAATACGACCGATCCCAATGATATGATAAAAAAATTAATGAAAAATCCGAAAAAAATAATGGATTTGATGAAAACCGTGAGTGGTAAATTAGATAGTAAAATGAAGAGCGGTGAAATATCCAAAGACGAAATAATGCAAGAAGCCAGCGAATTATTTGGTAAAATGAAAGATATGGGGGGAACCGAGCAGTTTGCCGAATTATTCAAAAATTTGACAAAAAGTATGGGGGGTATGGGTAAAAACATGAGAATGGATACAAACGCAATCGATCGTATGACGAAACAACAAAGTACTCGTGAACGAATGTTAAAAAAATTGGAACAACGTAAACGCGAAGCCGCATTACAGAATGAAATGCGTTCACCACCCGCTCCGGTGAATTATTCAGTATCCTCCGGACAACAGTCAACCAATTTAGTATTTAAAGTGGGAGGAGAAACCCAAGAAAAAACCTATATACATCCAGATTTATTAGCTGATATGGAAAAAGAAGAAAGTGCAAAAACGAATGGAAATACCAATGCGCCAAAAAAGAATAAAAAGAAGAAAAATAAGAAATAAATATTTGTGTGATTTATTTTCATTTAGTATATTATAATGGGTTTCTTTCATAAATATATCAATATACCTGTGTTTATAATCAGTTTAATAATCGGTATAGCCATGGTTTATATAACAATGCCAGATAATCGTAAAATATATGTATATCCTACACCGGAAAATATCAATGTCTTACAATATAAAGACAAAACCGACACATGTTTTACGTTTCAACAAAAGGAAGTGGCATGCCCTAAAAATGAAAAGGATATTTTTATTATTTCGCCGCAATCATAGGAGGACAATTATTTTTCATGCTTATTATTATTTATATTATAGTATTATACTATAATATGAATATTAAACGATTAATAACTACGCCATTTGGTAAAATATTACTTTCTATTATTTTGGCATTGGGTTTAGCGAGTTTATTTAGAAAAGTCTGTAACGATAAAAATTGTATTGTATTTAATGGTCCAGTAATATCCGATATTGAAGATAAAACCTATAAACACGGCGATAAATGCTACAAATATAAACACGAACCTACAAAATGTGATAGTACTAAAAAAGTAATAAATATAGGAACGGTTGAAAAACCCTCTTCCTTTTAGTATAATTCGTAAACTATACAATAATTAGATCATTTAGTATTGTATAGTTTAAATATGGAAAAGACTACCCGCATATCAGATTTACCTGAAAATATTACAATGCAAATGCCAGCATATGGAGCAACAATGAATACAAATGGTGGTGGCGGTGGAAATAAACAAAATATGAATTTTGAATCGCCTACGAATTATACACCGATTAATATACATCCAAATCCATATGGAATTTCAGCACAAAATCCGATTATGTCACCGCCACAACAGCCTAACGTACAACAAATGCAACAAATGAACCAGATGGAATATTCGGCACAGCCGCCTACCAGACAATATTTATCCGAACAACAACAAATGGAAATGCAAAATATGCAACAAATGCGCTTACCATCCAGAGATATTCCAATGGATATCACGAATTATCAAAACGATGAAGAAATACAAGCGAATTATATACCAAAACCAAAGGTTACCAAAGATTATTTGAAAGATTATGAAGAAACAAGTGAAAAACGAATACGAGAACACGAAGAGAAAAAATATAGAGAAAATAAATTAGATAATATCGTATCGGATATACAAACCCCAATACTCATCGCCTTTTTGTTTTTCTTTTTCCAATTACCAATCATTAATACATTTATTTTCAAAAGGTTCTCATTTATGAATTTGTATAATGAAGATGGAAATTTTAATTTTTCCGGATTGGTTTTTAAAAGTATGTTCTTTGGATCGGTTTTTTATACTATACAGAAAGCAATGACCTTTATAAGTGAATTATAGAATTATTTTTCTAAATTACCTTTATTTATTTCATTTAAATTAAATAAATTAGCCAATTTATAACGCATAGGAACATAATTTTTTTGCGTTTTTTTCTTCACAACTTTCTTTTTAAAACCAGGCATTTCTGCTTCTCTTCTATATCCAGGCATATATTTTAAAAATATTTCTTGGTATTCTTTACTATCTCGCTTGTCTGAAAGTTCTTTATATTTAATGGCTTTAAATGCGCGTATTTCTTCTAAGGTATCTTGCTTTCCATAACATTTTATTGTAAAGCGTTTTAATATACTTTTATATTCTAATCGATTTCTTTGTTGTAAATTATAAAATAAATCCGCCATACATATTAAACGATTTTTATTGTATTTTTTATCATTTACATATAAAAATGCCAAGTAAAAAGCCAAAATAGTATCAATCGTTGCTATATTCACTTCAACATTATTAATAGAGATTTTATTGTAACTATGACAAGCAATTGGTTTGTATATATATGCCATTGTATGATTACCAATTTTAATTTCGATACATTCTGGTATAATATCCTGAATATTTTTATGTCGTATTAATTTTATATTTTTGTATTTCTCGTCAGACAATGCTTCTTTTACTTTGTCCGCACATTTATCTATATCTTCTGCTACAACATCAAAGTTTGATATTTTTTGTGAAATCTGTTTTTCATCCTGGGACATATATTTGGAATATAAAGATGTTGCATAACCACCAAAAAATACCACACCCTGATCTATAAATGAATCGCGAATAATTAAATATATCTTTTCATGTGCTTCGTCTTTTATATTTTTAATTTTGTCAAAATTTATTGGATCACATATACTTTTATCCGTAATAATTGGATAATATTTATTAAATAAGGTTAATCGGGTAAATACCTTTTCCCATCTACTCACATCTCCTTCTGGTCTTGATATTTCTAAATACATACTCATTCTTAAATAATTTGGTGGTGCATAATGAATTCCTTTTTTTAATACGCTTTCCTTTAATAATGCTTTAAATATACTTGGATTCAATTGTGTTATGTCTGCAATTGGTATAAAATTAACAAATACTTTATAGGTTCCAATATGTATGCCAGCTTTTGCTTCGACTTCCGTATAACCAGCGTCATGATAAATGTCTGCTAATTCTTTCGCGTCTTCCATAGCATTTGATGAATAAAAATCGTAATCAGGTACTTCTATTTCGCGGTCATAGAATTGTTCTTGATTTGGTAATAAATTATTGATAGCAGTGCCACCGTAACATATTAATTTCTTTTTTTTTATAAAATTTTCTACAATTTCAATAAATTGTTGTATTAACTCATTGCTCGCCGTTCTTGATGAAATAATTTGTTCTGACTTTTCAACCGAATTTTTTAAAATTGCTATTTCACATTGTTCGAAAGTCATTTTATCATTACATAAATAATTTTTGAATTTTTTTTGTGTTTTATTTTTGGAGTCTTTCATAAAATATATATTAGTTATATATTTTATTTTATGCGTTTAATTCCTCGTCTTCTTTTGTTAAATAAATGATTGAATCTGCTAATTTTAAAATCCCGTAACGATTTTCATTAAATAGCATTTCATATTCTTCTAATTGTGCGTCTTTATTATAAAATTTATAAGCTACTATTTGACAACCATAGTCTGTTACAAACTTTCCGATAGAAGGATTTGTGGTATTTTTCATATTAAAATCAGGAATGACTAAATGAATGTAGTTTTTATCGGTACTATTATTATTATCTAAGATTCGGGGTCTATTTTTTTGTTGGTCTAACACCTTAGAATACTGATCCAATCTTAGATATTCGCTTCCACTTTCTATATTTACATATTTGGATAAATCATAACAATTTTTATCATTTTTAAGACAACCAGTATAATTTTTATAATCATATCGGATTGTTTTGTCTACCAATAATACAATTTTGCCCATAATATCACTTACTTTTGTTTTATCTTTTACTTTGCCATTGTATAATTTTGATTTTAATGACGCATCTACTGATTTGGCAACCATTTTATAAATATCATTATTATTACTTTTAATGCGTAAATGAATAAACATTGGGTCTTTCGAATTTGGGGATTTGCTTGAAAAAGCGGTTGTAACTACGGTTGTTAACGCATTATCTAATGAAATTTTATTTTTAGAATCAATCGATTTGAATGTAGGATCTTTTGAAAAAGCGACACTTGGAACATTACTAATATCAAATACTTCAAAATCTACAAATCTACATCCGCGTGTTATAACATATTCTACTGCTTTGGCATTCACATATTCCCCCGTACATGCCGAATTATATGATGCTTTTATTACATATTGCGATAATGGCATATTTTTATCTTGCTCACTAACGGATGTTATTTTTGGTTGATCTTTAAATATCATACTATTCAATTCTATATCTTCACTGCTTTGTGATGGATTTGGAATATCAAAATTTTCTTTTATATCGAATGAATAAAGTGCGAATCTTTGTTTGCGTTGGTATAAATCAAATACAATATAAATAAAAATTAAAAAAGCGATCAATAAAATTATTTTTTTATAAATTTCCATAATAAAATATATAATGATAATAATATATTAACATATACATATAAAATATTATGGCAGGAGGTTTACTAAATATAATTTCGGTTGGAAATAATAATGGTATTTTAACAGGCAATCCTACGAAAACATTTTTCAAAGTAACTTATTCTAAATATAGTAATTTTGGATTACAAAAGTTTCGGATAGATTATGACGGTTTAAGAGATTTACGATTAACTGAACCATCCACATATACATTTAAAATGCCGCGATATGCAGAATTGCTAATGGATACCTATTTGGTTCTTACATTGCCTGATATATGGAGTCCAATATATCATCCATGTTCTGATACCGGTGGTCGTTGGAGTCCTTATGACTTTCAGTGGATACGCGATTTAGGTAGTAATATTATAAAAGAAATTTCTATTACATGTGGTTCTCTTGTTTTACAAAAATATTCAGGAGAATACTTAAGTGCAATGGTAGACCGTGATTTTTCAGCAGAAAAAAAGAAATTATACAATGAAATGACTGGTAATGTTGTTGAATTAAATGACCCTGGAAATGCAAATGGAAGAGTAAATACATATCCGAATGCGTTATATACTATTTCAAATTCTGGTTCAGAGCCCTCCATTCGGGGAAGACAACTATTTATTCCAATTAATACATGGTTTACCTTAGATAGTCGTTGTGCTTTTCCATTGATTGCTTTACAATATAATGAATTGTATATAAATGTGACATTGAGACCGATACAAGAATTGTTCCAAGTGAGAGATGTCTTTGATTTACAATATTCCAGACCTTACGTACAGCCTGATTTTAATCAATCACATTTTCAAATGTATCGTTTTTTACAAAATCCTCCGGCAGTTGTTATTACATCAGATGCATATACGAATAAAATATCAACTTGGAATGCAGATATACATTTATTATCAACCTATTGTTTTTTATCCAAAGAAGAAGCCCAAGTGTTTGCTGCGAACGACCAGGTGTATTTAGTAAAAGATGTTTTTCAATATAATTTTGAAAACATTACTGGTACAAATAAATTGAAATTGACTTCCAGTGGTATGGTTGCAAATTGGATGTTTTATTTACAGCGTAATGATGTTAACTTACGTAATGAATGGAGCAATTATACAAACTGGCCGTATAATACTATACCGGGTGGGTTGCAAGAAGCAATTAGTACTAATCCGGCTGAAATTTATCCAGGATTTACGAATTTAACATACATAGTAAATAATCAAGAATATGATATTGATGTTGGTCCAGGCACCGATCCAGTGGACAAAGTAAAAACAGGTATTTATGTTTCAGGAGATTATTTAGTTGATAATCAGCGCGAAATATTAAATACAATGGGCATTTTATTTAATGGGGAATATCGTGAAAATTTATTAACCAGTGGGGTATTTAATTATGTAGAAAAATACACGAGAACTCAGGGATCAGCAAAAGACGGGTTATATTGTTATAATTTTTGTTTAAATACCAGTCCATTTGAATATCAACCGACCGGAGCAATCAATATGAGTAAATTTAAATTGATACAATTAGAATTGTCTACTTATGTGCCACCGATTGATACAGAATCGTCGAAATTTGATATTTTATGTGATAGTAGTGGAAATGCGATTGGTGTTCGTAAATCAAATTGGAGATTATATCAATATAATTATAATATGACCGTATTTGAAGAACGATATAATGTATTATCTTTTATAGGTGGCAATTGTGGGATGTTATATGCCAGATAAATATTTATAAGTTTTATTATGAATTTTATATACTATATTATAATATAGATTTTATAATATATTATGGAAAATGAAAAAACTATTTGGAACAAAACAATATTTAGTGAAAGCCCACATAAATATGATGATAATTTCCAAATCATGAATATGCAATACAAATTAAAAAATAGTAAGAAAAAAAGAAAAGAGAATTACAAAAATATAGAATTATTAGAGAACATATATGATAATACAGAGGAAAATATTGAAGGATTTAAAAATAAAAAAAATAAAATTTCAGAAGCAACTAAAAAAAATAAGGGTACAAGTTCTAAAACAGAAGGGTATAATGAAGACTACACCAGTGCGGATACAGTAGGTTATGGAAATTTGACAAAATCAAAAAAAAACAACGATCTTGATCCAAATTTTTTAGGTCTACCTGATAAAGATTATGATGGTGTAGATAGACCAGATAAAGGAAACAAAGATGATCCAAGAGTAGCTTTAATTAGAAGCATAAATAATGTATTTGGAGTAATTAATAAATTTAATTATAAAATTGCTCTCGTTATAGCAAAAACATTATCACGCTCAGGAAAAGGAGAAGATGATTTTGGAGAACTCTTACGGAAAGGTTCAAATACAAGAAAAACTGAAAAAAATAATTCTTTTACTACAAAAGATGTAGTAATAATACAAAAATATATTGGATTATTTGAAAGCATATTAGTTGCTTTTTTTGCAACTTATAATTGGTTTTACATAATGTTTTATTATTATACTGAATCAGATTGTAAAGATATGGATTGTAGTATAAAAGAAGAAGATGATGAGGATGATGAAACAAAGAAAGAATCAACCGATGATGAAAAGAATGGAGCCATAAAAGAAATAATAAAATCATTAAAAGGTAGACGAATCAAAGTTCCAAAATTATCATCCTATTTAATTCAAAATGAAATAAATAACAGAGGTGATTTTTTAACCATATTTTATGCTTTTATAAATATTTTCTTTATTTTTGCATTAGCATTTGTTGAATATTTACAAAGTATAATGATGAATATTATACCTAGATTTATAAAACAAATATTTAATTTTAAAGGTTGTTTTGTTTTCATTTTTTTTATGTTAATAATGTTTTTTTATTATTTCAATACTGCATTACAGAAATTTTTAATCAATGTCCTCTCTGGAAATACAAAAGATGTCACGGTCGGTTTTATGTACTTTTTCTTGTTATTAATATATTTTTTTGGAAATTATAATCTTGGATATTTACCTAAAACTGCTGGTTATACAGCACAAACATTTGTAGAATTTGTTATCTCGCCATTCTCCGGTGTTATTATGGCGTTTATGCGATTTATTATAATTATGTTAATTTCGGTTCCATTAGGAGGAGTTGCATGTATGTTTTACATTTTATTCAATTCTTTTTTTGGAATATTATTTAATACTGGAATATTAAAATATTTTGGTACATTTTTTAGAATTAATGATTTTATCAAAGATAATAATGATCCAGACGCAAATAAAGAAAAATCAGACGAAGGTAAATTTATATATAAAATAAAATCCTCTTACAATAAAGTCATTGATTTTATTTATAAATATGCTATTTTTATTTCATATATAATTATCATGTTAATAGCGATTGGTGATTATTTAAAAAATATTAAAAATTATAAATTAAAATTGCATTTGATTATTTTATCTGTTATTTTAATTTTTATGATGTTAGTAAGCATTATTGGAATATTCTTTAGTAAAACCGAAGAAGTGATAAATCCCACTGAAGAAATACCAGAAAAACCAGAAAAAGCCGATTCATTTTTTGATGTTGTTGATTCAATTACAGACGCTGTAATCAAAATTGCGAAGAAATTTGGTATAAACCCAGAACAAATAGGACAAATGGCCCAAGGCGCAATGAGCCAAAATATGCAACAAAATACAAATATGCCATCGGGCGCAATGAGTGTAAACCTTCCATTCGCACCCACTAAAAATAATGGCGATGATAAGAATAAATAATTATTTTTCGTAATAATGACATAAAAATAAATGTTTAGAATATAATAATGGGAAAAAATAAAAAGCATCGTCCATTTGTAAGTATATGTACTCCAACATTCAATCGTCGTCCGTTTATTGAAAATATGTTTCAATGTTTTCGCAATCAGGATTATCCAAAAGATAGAATGGAATGGATTATCGTAGACGATGGAACCGATAAAATAAATGATTTAATTGCCAAAGCGAATATCCCCCAAATTAAATATTTTGCAGTAGATACAAAGATGACATTGGGTGCTAAACGAAATTTAATGCATAAACATACAAAAGGTTCTATTATTGTCTATATGGATGATGATGATTACTATCCACCAGATAGAGTATCCCATGCCGTAGAAAAATTAGAAAGCAATAAACAAGCATTATGTGCGGGTTCCAGTGAAATTTATATTTATTTCAAAACATTGAACCGTATGGTACAATGTGGTCCATATGGACCAAATCATGCTACGGCTGGAACATTTGCTTTCCGACGTGAATTATTAGACCAAACCAAATACGAAGACCATGCTGCATTAGCTGAAGAACGCGCTTTTTTGAAAGATTATACTATTCCATTCGTACAATTAGATCCTATGAAAAGTATTTTAGTTTTTTCACATGAACATAATACATTTGATAAACGAAAAATGTTAGATAATCCACATCCAGATTTTTTGAAAGATTCAACTAAAACCGTCAATGATTTTATTAAGAATAAAAATGAACACTCAATCAAAGATTTTTTTATGAATAAAATAGATAAACTATTAGAAGCCTATGAACCTGGTTCTCCGAAGATGAAACCTGATGTATTAGAACAAATAAAAAAAATAGAAGCTGAACGAGCGGAAATGTTGAGAAAAGCACAAAACGAAGCAGCAACCCAAATTATATTAGAAAAACCAGGCGAAAAACCAGTTGTATTAACGACACAAGACGCAGTAAATATAATGCAACAACAACAAAAATATATTGGTGAATTAACAAATGAAAAACAAAATCACTTGAATCGCATAGCGGAATTAGAAAAAATGATTATACAATTACAAATGCAAATTATTGATAAAAATAAAGAATTAAAAAATCTGAAAAGTGTTACACCCGCATCCAAAACCGAATTAAACCCAAATAATGGTGAAGACGTAATTGCTACTAAAATTTTATCAAGTACTGAAATGTCAAAAACTATCCCATTAATCATGGTAGAAGCGGATTAAAATAATAACAAAATATATTTCTCATTCAGTAAAACCATTAGATTTTACTGAATCAACAATCCTCATCATAATCTTCTAAATCGTCATCCTCTTCTGTGATAAGTTGGAGTTCTTTTTTTACATTTTTATCTAAATATCTATATACGCGTTTGATATCTAATTTTGAAATCGCATAATTTTCAAAAAATTTTAATAATTCACTCATTTTATCTATGTGATTTATAAAATCTTCGCCATAATACAATCTCATTTCTTGGAAAAAGGATATCAAATCTTTTTTATCCATATCTAATTTTTGTGATAAATTATAAATAAACAAAATATTATTATACTCGGTAGAGTATTTGGTGAGAACCTTGGTGAACCGGATATCAACCGTTTTATTTTTATCTTTGAAATAATCATGATAAATTTTATTATTATAAAAGGTCTTCATCAAAGAACTCATTTCATTAAATTGCCATATTTGACTTTGGAAAGTAATTCTATCTATATAATCCGCGTAACATATATTGTCTAATATTTTCAAATAAAATGGATAAGATTGCGACGGCGATTTCGTAGATAAAACGTCTACAATGTTCTCGTGCCATAATAGGGCGACTATAGTGCGGTCCGTTTCATTCATAAAAGTATTATGTTCTTCCAATTTCAAAGGTGTTTCAATCAATGTTTTTGTGATTTTTTTAGAATCTTCATTATAGGTTTTTATTTGGAAAATACTATCAATGATTTCATTATTCAATAAATCAGGGTTTTTATTATAAATGTCATTTATAAATGTCATTTTTCGTAAATCACCTTGTATATATTTCACAATGTTCTCTTTGCATTTTATATTTTTGGTTTTTATATTCGGCATCATATATAAGATTAATTTATTAATTTGTGTTTTCGTGGGCGTATTTAATTCAAATACATTACATACTTTCATCAATTCTTTCATTTTCTTATCTATATAATAATTACCAATACAAATGATTGGATTCATCGTCATACTTTCTAATTTTTGTTTCTTGGTCTTTTTTTGTCTTATCAATTTAATGAGCGCGGTTATTCCGCCTTTGTCTCCATTATTCATACCGTCGATTTCGTCCATGACAATGGCTATTTTTTTCACTTGTTTTGTCATCATTTGGAGAACATTACGGTTGGAAATATTATTACTGGTAATTGTATCTATCAATGTTTTATTACGAACATCGCCTGCATCATATTTGATAATATCGTAATTTAATTCTTTTAATAAATTCATGACAAATTCGGTTTTGCCGCAACCAGGAGAACCATAGATATAAAATCCCTTTTTGAATTTCACGTTTTTACAATTTTCATCAAAAGTCAACAATAATGATTTTATTTCATTGGCTATTTTTTCTCTATCAAATATGGCATTTATATTAGGAATTTGTCTCATTTACTATATGTGGGTTTTAAATTTTATATGTTTTAACGCAATAAATATATTATATGTATAATACATTTATTTATTTACCAAAAGCACTGAAATCAGATGTAATTGGTATGAAATTACTACGTTTTTCTGGAATGGCACCATAATAATTATAATTTGTTGCTCCACTACCTCCATATGAACTACTGCCGTAGGCTTTTCCGCCATATGGTTGGGTTTGATTATCAGCGGTTGCAGTTCCAGTTGATGTTGTTGATGCTCCGGAATTGATTTGTGTTGGACGCGATGTTAATACATCTTTTACCCCACTTCCTGCATCTTTTAATATTCCGACGGTTCCAGTTACCACATCTTTTGCTAATCCGACTGTTCCAGTTACCGCATCTTTTGCTAATCCGACGGTTCCAGTTACGGCTCCTTTTGCCAAATTTCCTGCTTCACCAACTACTTCACCGGTTGTATCTAATGCTTTGTTCGCTACATCTCCTACTGTACCACCTAATGATGCTACTGCTCCTGGTATATTTGTTCTTGTGTCAATTTTTAATGTTGTATCACCATTTGACGATAATGTACCAGATCCACCTTGCCCTCCGCAATTCGTACATACACCACTTTGATTACAAGAAGAAGGGCAGGAAGGACATGAAGGACATACAGGAGGAACAATAGATGATTTTAATACATAATCTTGTGAATATTCATTGTTTGGATTTGATTTCCAAAGAGAATATAATTTGAAAAAATCAGTTAAATCATTTCCGGATAAATCGTTGCCAGTTCTAGTAGTGGTAATAAGACTACTACTGGTACCTGTAATTGTACTTGTACTGGTACCTGTACTGGTACTGCTGCTACTATCTGAAGAATTTGATAAAGTACTTCCGGCTAATAATGCAGTGGTTGATATTATTGTACCGTTGCCATTATATACACCTGTACTATCAAATCTACGAATATTTACTAATTCAAATTGAGTCGTATATTTGATTAAAGCAACCACCGTTTTTTTTTTTTTTTTTTTACCAAAACTGATATATAATATCAGTTGATTTGCTAAACTATCAGTTGCAACCCAAGAATGTAATGATACACTACTTACACCTGTTTGAGAACCACTATATCCCGAAGTGGTTACGTTTGTAGATGTACCATATCTATCGTATATAGTTAAATCATTTGAAGTAGCGCTATTTTTTACTACTAATCGGGCATTCGATATATCATAACGTACATATTTGCTTATTTGATACACTTTATTCGACGAATCGTAATAAGTTTCTTGTATCATTTTGTCATTATTTGAATCAGTATCGCTTGAATAAGTACCTAAACTTATGGTAGATGTAATAGGATTTTGCGACATTGAGCCATTTACATATCCAAATGTACCAACATTTATCTTGGTAGTATTGTCGATGATATGAACTAATGTATCTGTTCCAAATGGAATATAAAATACTGAGTATTTATCTGTATTTGCACCTTGGGTTGGATACATAAACGAGCTAAATGAACTTGCAGTGTTGGATGTTGTACTTAAATCTACTGTACTGGTAGTAACATCTGACACATTATATTGAAACGTTTGATTCGGATTTGTTCTTGGAGTAACATATAAGGTGGAAACTGTATTTCCAGTTACGGCATTTCCATAAGTAATCCCATCAACTTCAATTAAGTTACCATTTTTTGGATCGTAAAATACATTATCATATAGTTTATTTACATATGCAGACGAATATTGTGGTATTTGCATATCATCCATTGAATTATTTGAGTATCCAAATGAAATAAACCCTTCCAAATTAAACATATTACCAAATGTAATAGATATTACTAAAACTATCAATAACAATAAAAATAACATTAGTGGTGATAATTTTATAGCCATTTATTTAAAAAAGTATAAAATATACCAGGAAAATATATACCAGAATAATAAAAAATTGATTTAAATTCATTTTTTATTATCATTCGTATATTTCTATAAAATGTCTAAATCTCGTAACCCACCACCATTATTGGAATTGTTTTATGATAATACGAATAAATTTGAATTATGTTTGGATGAAGTCGGTCGGGGTTGTCTCTTCGGAAGAGCCTATATTGCTTGTGTTATTTTACCACGCGATGGTACCTTCATTGGAACGGATATAAAAGATAGTAAAAAATTCTCTTCTAAAAAGAAAATAAAAGAAGTATCGGAATATATCAAACAAAATGCCCTTGTATGGCATATCGAACATGTTGAATCCGATGTAATAGATAAAATAAATATTTTACAAGCCGTTATGCGCGGCATGCACGAATGTATTCGTAATGTTTTACTAAAATTAAAAGAAAAAGGCTTGTCTGGTAAAGACATCGCATTAGAAGCGGATTATCAAGACGAATTTCTGGCTTTGGTAGATGGTAATTATTTCAATCCATATAGGTGGTTTGATGATAAAACAGAAAGTATATGTGAAATGCCAGCGGTTACAGTAGAACAGGGCGACGCAAAATATATGGGAATTGCTGCGGCAAGTATTTTAGCCAAAGTTGCCCGGGATGAATATATAAATGAAATGTGTCTCGCTCATCCCGAATTAATTGAACGATATGCGTTAGATACTAATGTAGGGTACGGAACAAAAAAGCATTTGGAAGGTATACACAGTCATGGGATTACTAAATGGCATAGAAGAACATTTGGTAATGCTTGTAAAAATGCGGAAATAAATGATGTCAATTAATTCATATTACACAAAATAATTATTTATTTTTTGCTTGATTTTCTTAATTTCTTTGATTTCTTTGATTTCTTTGATTTCTTAGACTTTCTTGTCTTTCTTCTTTGTCTTAATACATTTCCACCGAATTGTAATTCTTCAAATCCAAACTTTATTTCATGTGCTAATTTTTTAGCTTCATCCTCGGATAATGCTGTATTTTTTTTCATAAATTCTATAAAATTTGCTTTTCTTTCTTCCACATTCATTTTTTTAATAGTTTCATCTTCAGGAGCCTTTTCAAACCATTCTTTTGTAGCATCGTGATGGTGCATTTTACCTTTCATTAACTTATATAATTTTTGGTAAGTTTTATTTTCACAACCTTCTCTACATAAAATTTCAACTACCGTCCCGATTGTTAATACAAATCTTTCAATGATACCTTTTACACAACTGGTATTATCACGATAACCAGTGTAAGCATTACAAGTATCATCTAAAAAGGAAATAATATACTCTTTTTTAAAATTATCATCCTGTGAAAAAGCATAATCAATACTTTTACCAACTAATTCTATCTTTTCTCTAGGAATACGCCCATTCATTTTATTAAATACCTTATCAAAATCTCTTAGTTTTTGTTTTTTTTCTGATGGAAATAATGCGCTGATATTCTGTTTAAATATATTGTTTGTATAATCATAAATACTTTCTTCATTATAAATTTCTGGTTTGTCCGGTTGTGTAATAACAGCAAGGTAATCCGCTTTTTTTGTTTCAAAATTATCAAATGCATTATGGATTTCTAATGCTACGCCTTGTTGCATTTGGTCATCCCTGTAAATAGCACCTGTTAAATTAGCACCTATTACACCTGTCAAATCAGCACCTGTCAAATAAGCACCTGTCAAATCAGCACCTGTCAAATCAGCACCTGTTAAAATAGCATCTGTCAAATCAGCACCTGTCAAATTAGCACCTTCTAATTTAGCACCTTCTAATTTAGCTTCTGTCAAATCAGTACCTGTCAAATTAGCACCTGTTAAATTAGCTTCTCTTAAAATAGCTTCTCTTAACCAACTGTTTATTATCATAGCACCTTCTAATGTAGCACCTGTTAAATTAGCTCCCCATAAACTAGTTTTTATTAATTTAGCACCTGTAAAATCAGCACCTGATAAATCAGCACCTGATAAAAAACTTTTAAATAATTTAGAACCTCTTAAATTAGCTTGTCTTAAAATAGCTTCACTTAAATAAGTGTTTATTATTATAGCACCTTCTAATGTAGCACCTGTTAAATTAGCTCCCCATAAACCAGTTTTTATTAATTTAGCACCTGTAAAATCAGCACCTGATAAATCAGCTTCTCTTAAATTAGTGTCTATTAATATAGCTTCTCTTAAAATAGCTTCTCTTAAATTAGCTTCCCATAAACTAGTTTTTATTAATTTAGCATTTGTTAAATTAGCTTGTCTTAAAATAGCTCCTCTTAAATCTGCCCCTTCAAAATTTATTTTAACTTTTAATGTCTCATCATAATCATTCGTTTCATTGTATATATCTTGACGTTTTTGTAATAAATGTTCTAATCTATCAATATCTCTTTGTGACAAACCACTCATTTTATATAGTTGTTGTAAAAAACCACTCATTATATATAATATTCTAAATATAATATTCTAAATATAATTATTCTAAATAAAATTGAATTACTAAAATATCCAGTTATATAATAATAACAAACAACCACCAAAAATGTATACGCATTTACGAAAAGGACAACGATATTTATTCCACGAAAAAGCCCCCTATCATGAAACCGAAATCTCTTTCCGCGCAAATTTTATAAATATTGTCGGTAAAACATTGATTATAAATACCAGCGAAAGCGAAAAATCACCCAATACATTAGTTAGTATACCGATTCAATGGATTACAAAAATACAAACATTAAACGATATTTTGCAAATAGACGACATATCATTTGATATTTTACCAAATGATGTATTAAGTATCATTGACTGTTATATATAACGACCATTAGAACAATTCTTCAACATGTTTCATAGAAATCTTCATATATTTGGTTTCTTTATCCAGCAAACTATAGCCAATCACTAATTCTTTAAATTCTGAAATATAAACCATACCTAATGTATATTCCACTGGTTTTTTTTCAAAGGTAAATAAGGAAGAATATTTTTTTATTTGAAAGGTTTCACTATCTAATACTACAAAACAATGATAATAATAACGGCGTTCATCGTAACTCACCAAATGGCATATAAACCATATTTCATCACCAATGATAATTCCATGGGTTGAACCACGTAAATGTTTAAAAAATGCAGGGGTTTCTATTGCATCTGTAATCACTAATTCCGAAGTTACTCCATTGTTATTCGGTTTCACATCCCCAATGGTTAAAGGAAACCAATGATAAATCATTTTTAAAGAATCATCTTTGGACGTAAATAAAACCCAATTTTTTTCTATTTTCTGTTGGTTCTCTATTTTCATAAGACGTGGGTTTACGGTTTTTTTCGCATATATATCTATTATGCCATGTTCTATCACCATATTTCCATTGGGTAATCCTCTATTTGCTGTATAATAAATCCCATCATTATAAGAGAACAATCTCACATCTTCTAATCCTACATACACATCATCATATTGTTCGTTATAAGATAAATTATATTCTTCCGTGATTTCCCATTCCGCACCCATAATTCGCACCAAAGAAATGACATTGATTGTTTGTATTTTTTCTTGATTGATATATTCCCCTCTTTCATTAATTTTATAATTCACAAATCGGGTATTCAAAATCAACTGACAAGTATTACCATTCCAACAAATAGACGGAGTACTGGATACAAAGTTCTCTTTATCAATCGCACATAAATTCCCTACGGTTTTGAATATTTTTTCCACTGCTGTAATGGGGGTTTTATGTTGATTGATAGAAGGTGTATAATATTTATAATTTGTCATGACATTTTTTGTAATATATTCATCGGCTCGTGGGTTCTCTAATAAACGCATACATACTTTTTTCATATCAAAGTTCTCCCAATTACAATAAAAACCAATAATAGATAATTCATAATCCAATTTATAATCATAAATATCCTTTTGTAAAAACAAATTATCATAATCGCGTTTTCGTTCGCGTTCATAATGCGCCAAACAAAAATAAGTATATGCCAATGTATTATGTCCGATAATTCGATAATAATTGATGATTTCGTATAGGTTCTCAATTCTATGTGGATAATAGGTATAACCATCTAACCAAGATTGTATGGCTCTTTTCATATTTCCTAATTCTTTATAACATTTACCAATGGAATAATAAGAATGCCATACTTCTTCTTGCCAGCCGCCAATTTTAATGCGTTTTTTATATGTTTCTATGGCGTCTTCGTATTGTCCGGCATCTTTGTAACTATTTCCCAAATAAAAGGTATATCTATCATTGTTCGGGTTCTCTTCCAATCCTTTTTTTAATAAACGAATATCGCGAATAAATTTTTCGGTTTTAGAACCACCATCGCCTACATCATTGATAAACAATTGATTCATAGGAACAGTAAAATAAACCGCATTTTCCGGTGGTTTTAAATATTCATGTGTCACCCCCCAATATGACATTCCGGGTATATTTTTAATTAATCTAACGTTTTTATAAAAAAAAGAACGAGAACCTTGAAACAAATGGTAGACTTCATATTTCAGGTTCTCTTTAAATTGGGCGGGTGAAAAATCCTCGGGTATTTCCAATATCATGTCCGCATCCAACAATAATAAATAATCCGCATCGGGCATTCCAATACATTGTTGTAGGGCAAACGTACGATTATATCCAAAATCTTTGAACGGTTCTACTACGATTTTTCCACTGATATCGCGATTTCTAAAAAAATCATTGATAAGTTGAATCGTATTATCGGTACTTCCGGTATCACAAATACAATAACTATCTATAAGCGGTAATAGAGAGGTCAATAGACGCACTATAATTTTACTTTCATTTTTCACAATCATATTTAGACATATTTTAGGCATATTTGAGAACCTATTATAATTTAATGTTCTCTATTATTTAAATTATTTTTGTAAAATTCTTTTTTCCATATATATAATAACTTAGATATAAAAATAAAATGTCATTTACCAGATTTCACGATGACCCAGTAAGAATCGCAAAACAAGTAGAAGATAGTTCGTTCACCGGCAAATACAGATTAATGACCCCCGGACAAGGCATGGATTTACCATTTGTAGAAGATCCACACATTCGTATGCAGGGTTGGGGTGCAAATTTTAGAACAAATACGGTAAATTTAGAGAGTGATTTATTAGGATTAACACGCCCTTTAAATAGAGATTTAGTAGATATAAATGATTATAAAACACATGCGGTTGCTACTAACCAACCATCTTATAGAAACACCGAACCATTCGTACAAGAAAGTAGGGCAAGTCATCCCGCATGGTTGTATAGAGATTTAGAACAACCAAGATGGGAAACCCCATTGCTAAATCCATTAAATGGTATTGAAAAAGAGTTTAATCATAATATCCAAACGCGCATTTTAGAAAAAGATTACTATCAACCATCGCTTCCAGTCGTAGAGGGTACCGAAAATCAAGAATATTATTTGACTGGTCGGTCAATGTGTGTAGGAAACGGAAAAAATGATTGTATCGGAACACTCTATGAAAATCGCATTCGATAAATTATTTAGAGGAATTTAATAATTCGTATTGATAAAATATTATATAAATGTATTATAATTATATAATAGAATGGAATTAGCTATTCCGGGAATTGCTCTTGGATTATTATATGTTGTAACAAATCAAAATAAAAAAAGCGAGAACTTTACAAATAAATCAAATGAATTACCTAATACGGATTTTCCGAATCGTAATTATCCGGAAGAATACCCAGTTACATCAAGAGAAACCGACTTAACATCTAAATTATCTACTGTAAATAAATTTGACAGCGGAACTGGTGTATATACAGACAAATATTTCAACGCTAACTCGGTAAATAATATTATAGTAGATTCATATAAATCAGAAAATAAAGGTGCTAGTTATTATTCTTTAACCGGGGATAAGGTAGACGGTAGTTATTTTCAACACAATAATATGGTTCCTTTTTTTGGAAGTCATATTCGTAGTCGTCATGTGAATGAAAATACGAACGAAAGTGTATTAGATAATTATGTTGGTGCTGGTTCACAAATCATTACCAAAAAAGAAGTGGCACCATTGTTTGCTCCTTCTGAAAATCAACAATGGTCTCACGGTGCTCCAAATATGACTGATTTTTACCAATCACGTGTAAACCCTAGTATGCGTATGGCAAATGTAAAACCTTTTGCCGATGAAAAAGTAGCCCCTGGATTAGGGTTGGGTTATACAACTCAAGGTGCGGATGGTTATAATTCGGGCATGATGCATCGCGAAACCTGGATGCCAAAGACAGCAGACGAATTAAGAGTAGACAACAACCCTAAACCAACCGGACTTATGTTAATCGGCCACGAAGGTCCAGCCATGAGTAAAACCCCACAAATTAGTAATGCCGACAATATTGGGTTACAACAAAAGTACCGTCCAGAACGTGCATGGGAATGGGGACAAGATCGTTTATTTACCACAGTAGGTGCCGAAAAGGGAAATACATTACGTTCTATTGAAATTGATAGAGAAACTGCCCGTCAAACATCTACCACGGATTATATTGGTGGTGCTGGATATAATAATTCAGCTGAATATTTGCCAGGTGAATATATGCCATCACATAGTCAACAATTAGGTGAAGTGCCTATGGCAGTAGCCAATGCAAATGGTCGTAATTATGCAAATGATGCGGATTATGGTATTAAATCTAAATTAGCCTATCCAAACAATCGTACCGCAAATCATCAAGAAAGTTATTTTGGTTTGGTGAGTGGTAGTTTGGGAGCAGCAGTCGCACCATTATTAGATGTATTGAGACCATCGCGCAAATCAAATGTCATTGGCACATTAAGACCATATCAAAATCCAGGAACCAAAGTACCCGAATCATATATTTTCAATCCAGCAGATAGACCCGCTCCAACCATTCGTGAAACTACTGAAAAATCGAAATTTCATATGAATGTTGATCGTAACCAACGGGGTGGTGCATATGAAGTTGCCGCACATCAACCAATCGATAACAATAGACAAACCACCGGCGATTTTTATTATTCAGGTAATGCAGGAGCAGGAGCTGGAACCAGACAAATGAAATCATATGAAGCCGAATATAATCAACGCAATAATGATGTAAAAAGTTCAACCATAGATGGACGTTTGGTACCCGGAAATATGAAATTAATGAATAGTGATATTAATATGCGCCAAGTAAATCGCGACGATTTCTTAAAAAATAATCGCGCGGTAGCAGGAACCATGCCATATCAAACCATGGATGTTGCGAATATGGGGCAATTACAAGGACAAAATAATTTATATCAAAATATACAAATGGATCGAAATAATGGAGAGGCATTGAATGCATTAAAAGGCAATCCATATGTATTAAATCATTTGAGTGGTTTATAATTTGGTGGATAATAAGATATTTGTAAAAATGTATTGAATATTGACAATACATTTTTATTTTCGGTGTTTCCGGGTTCTATTTTTGCGTGTATTGCGTTTTCCACCATATGTTTGACTTCTTTTTAATTTTTGTGGTTTAGCAGCAATATCAGCAGGAAGAGCTTTATAAAATTCTTTTGTTTTATTTTCTCCAAATCTGATTCTTTTTTTTTGAGTCTTTGGAGATTTAACACCTTTCCATGTTTCATTGCGTTGTCTTATTAATTCCTTTAAATAATTAAATTGTGCTAATGATTTTATAGTTGGGGTTCGTTGATTTAATTGTTTTAACATATTAAATTGGGTATCAAGAGTTTCATTGTCTAATTCATTTTCAAGTTCAGGATCAATGATAGTTCCAATATGTTTTTTGGTGTTAGATTTTGGCATTATATATATTCTAAATATATTTTTCCTCACATAATTCTTCACTACAATCTAAATAACTATCATTTTCAACTTCTCTCAAAATATTTTCAAATACGGTCTTCGCCTTGCCTTTCTTTTTTGGTTCAGTCGTTTTTGCCGCGGGCTTTTCAGGTTTTGCTGATTTTGTTACTTTGGTCGCTTTGGCTTTTGGTTTTTTCGCGACTTCTTCCTCACTATCGTCTTCATTACTATACTCTTCATCGTCTACAATAAACCCATCTTTTACATAACCTTCTTTTGTTCTGTCTACATCATCTTCCTCGTCATCGGTGGATACATCACTATCTTCATCTCCAATATCTTCAAAACCACCATATAAAAATTCATATACGGTGTTCCATTCGGATTTACTAATACTTTCCACTTTACCATCTATGCGGTTCACTAATACACATGCACCAAAAAATAAGGTATTATCCATGGGAGGGGGTAATTCATACTTATTTTCTTGACCGGCACGACCATTGGTTTTACCATAAAGAGAAACTGTATATTGTTTACCATGTATCTCCGCGCCCCATTCCGTATGTAAATCAAAACCATCGGCGGATTTGAAACCCGCTTTTTTATATAATTCTTGTTCGTCAAATTTTTTAACTTCTAATTCCTTGATTCTACCTGTTTTTTCTATAATTAAAATATTTACCGACATGTTTAGATGAATAAATATAGGACTTTATGTTTAAGTATTTTAGGTAAATAATTTATTGCAAATATTAAAATGTGTAAATATTATATAATGGTACAAACAATAAAAGTTAGAAAAAATAATTTGAATACAAGACGACGCATGAACGGAGGTGATGGCCCATTAGATGTGGCGATAAGTAGTATTAATGCGGTCAGACCAACATGTAAATATGGTGGATTGACGCTTCTAAAAACAGGTATTCCAGAGCTAATTAAGAATATAAATATTCCAACTGAATACGATGAACCATTAAAAAAACTATTAGGAACAGAAGCAACAATGACTGAATTATTTACAGATTGTATTAATGCACTTGAGTGTAATGATATTGATATTTTTATTGAAATATTACCTAAAGTTTTCGTTATTGACAAAATTGGAAAATTACTTGAAACCCCTAATTTATCAAATATCGACGAAGCCGCCAAAACGAGTCTTCCTTTATTTGCTGAACTAAAGGAAATTATTAATACAGAAAAATTTCAAACTTTTATATGTAGAATATTGAATGAAATGGAATCAAAAGAACATATACCAGATGGATCTAAAGAAAAGTTTATTGAGTTCTATGTAGGACCAGAAAAAGCAAAAGAAATATGCGAAAGCAAAAGTGCACTTGGTAGTATAAAAAAAATGGGTTCATCATTTATGACAAGTGTATCAAATATAAACAATAGTGCCGTAAACACAAATGACAAAAGATGTGGCGAAGACCTAATTGTAAAAAAGTCAATTTTTTCTGGAGAGTATTGTGCTCCTAAACCGGCACCCAAAGTCGTCGAAGCACCAGTAATAACTGAAACTCCATCAAAACCTGTCGTCAAAGCAACAATGCCCGAACAAGTGCCACCACCAGCAAAAGAAGACCAAACAATATCAACTGAACCTGTGAAAGGAGGAAACAGACGAAAATACAACCGAGCAAATAAATCGAAAAAGAATAAAAAATCAAAATCAAAAAAATCCAAACGCGCAAAAAAATGAAAATATTTGTAATTTGATATGATACCAAATTACAAAATCTATATTGTAAAACTTCATGAAATAGTAGATAAATAGTTAAGCCGTTCAAAAAATGAAAAGAATATCTACATAACAAGATATATTTATATATTTAATTTCAATGTTCTCGAATAGTTTTTTACATTTCATATTTACAATTATAATTTCGGTACTCATTATATTTGTCGCTCAGAATTTATGGAATTTTATAAAAGATAATTATTCTACAAAGAAAACAAAGTATTTAGTAAATAGTCAAATCGCCAAATATCGCCAAATGATACAAAATCAAAGTTCTCAACCGGCGCCCATAGAATTTGTTTCCGAAGAAGAAAGCCGTAATATGGAAAATGAATTATTAAATTATGTCAATACATTATCAGTGTCAAAAATATAGTAAGAGTTTATGAATAAGATTTCTATATAATTATAATTATATAGAAATGTATATATTGTAAAATTGTTTGCAATATTTCTTACATTTTATGTTTCATTGTTTTTCTATGTGTATCATTAGAATTGCGATGTTTAACAGTATTTCCTCCTTTTCCCTTTTTCTTTTCACTTTTCTTTCTTTTCTTTTTTTTCTTTTCATTATTGTTATCATTTGATTGAATTGACACATCACTAACCTCATCCTGCTCGTCTTGTAACTCCTCTTCTCCATTACCATCTGAATCGTCGGTTTCTTCATCACTTGACACAACACTTGACATACTACGTTGTGATTGACTTGACTTTTTTGATCGACTTGACTTTTTTGATCGACTTGACTCATCACTAACTACTGCTCCTCCTGCTGTCACTAACTTTCTCACTGTCTTTGCCATTTTGTGTATGTCGTCAGGGCTTAAATTCATTAAAAATCTAGTAACTTGTTCTTCGTCCGTATTTTTTCTTTTGCCTTTTGTTGTTGTGACAGCGTTAGTATTTGTTTTTTTGGAATCGGCAATATCTCTACGTTCATAATCTAATAATGTAGGCTGTTTGTTCGCAATATCGTCTACATAATAAGTGAAGATTTCTCTTGCATTATCTGCCCGTTGTAAAATTTTTTTCCTATTATGTTGATCATATACCTCAACAATGGCCCCTGTAGGAATCGGCGCTATAATTTTCCCCCCTGACTTATATGTTATGGCACCATTTACAAGAGTCAATCCACCGGCAAGCAACACCTTTTTTACCTCAGCAGTTTTTTTCTCCGCCGTCTCATTATCATCTATTACTTGTGCAGGTAAATTACTAACCGTATTGTATAAAGCATGATGGAAATGTTTCAATCCCTTTTTTATGCTCTTCTTACTATCAAAATTGGTTTTCATTGTTATTAAAAGACCGGCAAAGGACAAACCCATGACACCCTGATACACCCTCCACATTACCACCTTAGACAAACCAGTACTCGTCCAAATCCAACCCCAAAAATAATAATACCAAGTAGGATAACATATGGGGCCAGTACAAGCTATCGTTCCCATTGACAACGATGGCATAACTAATGGAGGGACAATTATTACTGCTGCAACTATTACCAATGAGGCTAATATATTTTTAAAAAAACCACTCCAACTTCCTCCTTTTTGCATGTTATTATTTTTGTGTTTTAATCTTAATATAATTAAACGAATGAAACAATTAATTGTATTTTCTAAAATAATATCAGGGTCATTGGAACGAGAATGGATATTTAATAATTTTAAACACTCTTGAATGTCTGGTTTACTTTTTTCAGTATACATTTTCTTTACATACTTCATTCCTTCTACTAAATTAGATTCCAAACCCTCAGGATTATCTAAATCTTTTAAAGTAAATCCATTTATTGTTAATATGTTTTTTATTTCATGATAATCATCATTTGATATATTTGTTGACATCGAATGATTACGCGTTTTATTTGAGGAATTTGATAACTCCATTTATATTATATAGTGATAAAATATTTATCTAAATAATCTAAATATTATAAAGTTTATCTAAATATTATAAATTTTATCTAAATAATCTAAATATTATCTAAATAATCTAAATATTATAAAGTTTATCTAAATATTATAAATTTTATCTAAAGAATATAAAGATAACTATTGTTATAAATTAGCCCATTCTAATCAAATGGAATTATCACAATTACAAATGAACGATTTAATGAAACGTTTTCCCGATTTTGAACTTTCCTATGAAACTGTCTCCCATAAGAAAGTTTCCAATTCTTACAATATTTGTTTAGCCATACCCCATGGTAAAAAATCCTATGCTTGGTTTACCTTTGTTGGCGAAGAAGACAAATGTATTTTATTAGATATAAACCGCGAAAAGAAAATTAGTAAAGGTACTGTTTTAGATGTGGAATTCACGAATCATTTAGAGCATGGTACATTAGTCTATGGAACCATTGTCGAAAATGAAACCGGCGAATACAATTTTTTTGTCATTGAAGATGTGGTCTTTTATAAAGGAATCCACTTGAAAAATGTGATTTTTAAAGAAAAAATGGATTATATCAATGAATTCATGACTTCAATAACCCCCCTATTTAAAACCAAAAAATCGTTCGGGTTTATTTTACCAATCATGTGGGATATTTATAATAACAATGATTTTGAATGCGCGACTTCATTACCTGATACAATCAATCAAATTATACCCTATACTACACATCACCTACAATACCGGTGTTTTAATATAATAAAACCTTATTTGAATTCGGTGATTACCCGTAAATTAAATTTATCTGAAACGGTGAAAGAACCCACTAAAAAAGTATCTACGCATGTCTTTGATATCATACCACTGCGTATGGATTTTTTCAAACCACAGTATAAATATCCTACGATTTTTCAAGTGACGGCGGATCTACAAAATGATATTTACCATTTATTTGCGTATGGTAAAAATAATAGCCCGGTTTATTATAATGTCGCCTATATACCAACGTATAAAACCAGTGTCTTTATGAATAGTTTATTTCGTAAAATAAAGGAAAATATCAATATTGATTATATTGAAGAAAGTGATGATGAAGAAGATTTCCAAAATATAGATGAAGCCAAATATGTAGATATAGATAAGGTATTATTAATGGAATGTATGTTTCATACGAAATTTAAAAAATGGGTTCCTATGCGTGTCGTCGCAAATGAGAATAAAGTCGTTCATATATCCAAACTATGTAATGATAACACGACTGGACCATCACAAAATAATTACCAAAACAATCAACATAATAATCATCACCACAATCAACATAATAATTACGAAAACAAAACCCAAATCAATAGAAATAAAGGACAATATGTAAGGCAAAATCCAAGACCCTATTATGCAAAATCAAATTATTAACTAATATTATTATATTTATATAATATATAATGCCAGCATTATCATTTAGCGAAATTGAAACTGCAAAAGTATTACCTGATGTCAAAGTTGCATCTACCGGCGGAAATTCGGCCGACTATGGAAGTAAACAAGTCGGTGGAAAAAAAAGAAAACAATCTAAGAAATCTTCTTCAAAAAAAGCAAAGAAAGCCAAGCGCTCAAAATCTAAAAAAAATTCTTCCATGAGAAAGAGTTTGATATCAAGATTAAAATTTTGGTAAAGAATTATTCGTCTTCTTCTGTTAAATTACTTATATTGATAAGGCATTTACCACCAAATACAGTTTTTTTCATTTCGGATTCAATATCTTCGTCTTCTTCTTCAATATCACCAGTAGTTTCCGTTGTTTTACATGACGTAGCTGCTGTTTTTTCAATCTTTGGTTCAAATACGCGTTTCCATGTTTTATCCTCCTTCCAATCGATTGACATATTCGTATATGTTTTACTATCTATTTCTCTAATTCTATAATTACATTTTTTATAATAACGTCTTCGTTGCACCCATTGATTTTGGAAAATATCATGTGAATCTATGATATCAACAATAATCGGTTTTTCGTGTTTTTCTCTCAATATACGCCCCACAGATTGGGTGATATCGGTTTTCGGAGTTACCATCACTAATGTGGATAAGGTTTTTATATCTAATGCTTCCGCTGCCATAGCATAGGTCGCCAAAACGATTTGTTTTGATTCGGTTTCTTGTAAATTGGTTTGTTTCATTCCACCTACATAAAATCCGACACTCGCAATTTTTCGATGGTTGATTGCGTCATATAAATACGTTAATAACGACCGGTTATGGCATAATATCATGATTTGTTTTTCCACTTCTTCGGTGATTAAATCCGCAATGACCCCTACGATAAAATCACTACGCCTGTTATAATCACATAGTTTGACAATCATACTACTATATTTGGTATTTCCTCTGAAATCCAATTCGGTTTCATTAAATACCGCATCGTCGACTTTATATTGTATCGCCCGTACACATACGGGGTCCGAATTTTCCCGACTTTCACTATATATTTTATCACCAATAAACATATACAAAACCCGGGTTAATTTATCTTTACGGTCTACTGTCGCGGATATACCCAACATATAGGGTGTAATCGTTTTAAAGAGTGTTTTGGAAAATTGTTCGCTACCAATACGGTGGACTTCATCTATAATCGTCAATCCAAAACAGGAAAACGCATTTGCGCCATAATCTTTATCATATAATGTTTGGACCATACCAATCACTATATCGTTCCCTTTTACGTCAAATGTAGGTCCTTGAATTTTACCGACCGTGGCGGTTGGTAAAAATTCACTGATGCGTTCTATCCATTGATTCATGAGAAATTCTTTATGTACTATGATAAGTGTCTTTTTTTTGAGTAATGAAATAATTTTTAAAGCCATAATGGTCTTGCCATATCCACATGGAACCTCCAATATTCCGCCACTGCCTTCCTGCTGCGAATTTATACACAATGGTTGTTTTACATGATTCATGTATACCCCAATAATCTTTTCTTGGTAATCCCTTAATTGTTTGGTAAATTCCACATGGATATCCTCACCTGGTTCTATTTCGGAATTAGGAGGCATACCGTATCGAGATATACCATAAAATCGCGGAATATAAATTTTATTGGAACTTTCCCGATATACATGAAATGCTGCGGATTCATCTTTATTTGCGGCGAATTGTGGACCAGGAACAAACGGTTTTACATATAAATCCTCACGTAAGAATTTGTCATCTTCTTCGGTCAATACCGATTTGGGAATAGTATACCCCTTTTTACCGAGATAAGATTGTTCGCAAACGAGAGATTTATATTCAGGTGTTAATGTGATTATAGCTTCTTTTTTTGAAGGGGTAGGTGTAACAGATTTTTTATAGAAAACGGGCTTTTTTTTAGAATTCATTTTAGACAAATTATTTACTATATTTTTATTTAGCATAATAATCAATTTTTCCAATATAGAAATATTATCTATATCTTTACTAAATTTTATATATTGGTATGTTATATAATGCAATTGACAAACCCGTTAAAATCTTTACCAAATCCATTAAAGAATGTAACAAATCCATTTAAATCTTTTTCTACGATTGAATTATCTTTACTAGTCGTTTTCATTATTTATATTATATTACCCATTGATACACCAAGCTTTTTATCTGGTGTAATTGAGAACCCAATTAGTTTAGTTATTATGTTTGGAGTAGCCGTATATTTGTTTATGTATTCGAATCCAATATTAGCCATATTATATATTTTTGTGGCTTATGAATTATTAAGACGTACATCAAACTCAGTAGTTATCAAAGCCGTCCAACATACACCAACACAAGGTACAAAAGATAATGAAATGAAACAAATGAATCCATCAAACGCCGCAACATTAGAAGAAGAAATCGTTGAAAAAATGGCTCCAGTTGGAAGAAGTGATGCCAGTGTCTATGTAAGTAGTAGTTATAAACCAACTGCTGAAAAATTAGTAGGCGCATCCTTATTTTAAAGAATTGAGGACGAAAATAATTTATTCTAATAAATTATTTTTACAGAATAGTACTACGCCAATGGCGCAATTGCATCATTCTTTGATTGCTCGTGAGTTTTATTTATTAATGCCACAATAGATACACCAAATACAATTAGATAAGCCATCGTTTTTAACCATGAGTAAAATACATTTTTTTCAATTACCTGCATGTACGATAGCAAGAATAATGATACTGCCGTTATTCCATATAAAACACTAATACTAAGTATATTCATACCATTTATAGTGGTTTTACCAGTTCTTGGACCAACAAACGTAAACATAAAACAATCTTTTATAAACATGGCTATTTCTAAAAATATTGTCATTATTTTTGCACTTGTACTACTATCTGGCAATGTCGCATTTCTATAAGCATCTTCGAAATAATTTGTCTCTCTATTGTATCCAATAATTGCTACCGATAAACCAAATATGACAAAGAAATATACACCATTTAATACACTGTCAAAATCATTTTTTAAAACCCCATTATATGTAATTTGTATTAAAAATACAACTGATAATAATACCAAAATAATGTCTATAGCCAAGTTTCTATTTTTTTTATCAATGTCTGTATGTATTAATTTTTTTATATTATCAACCACGATCGTTTTATAAAAAAATGGAACCGAATAATAAGTGATTACAATCAATAGAAAAACCAAACATAATTGAATGGTGGTTTTCATGAAATCCAATTTTCCAGCATCCTGTGTATATTCACTATTGATAGGAACATTATAAGTGGCAATTTCTTCCGCACTGGCGCCGGTAGGCGAACAATCAATATATATCTCATCTTTGTCTACCATAGAAATACTATTTTGCGGTAAAATTTTATAAGTAGACGAATAATTAGTAAACAATGATAGTTTTGCCAAACTTGTTATTTTATTCTTGCTGGCGCTGCTTATATATATTGGCGAAACAAATACAATTATAGTATCAACATTCTCCTTATATACAATCGCATTTGGCTGAGTTAAAATACTACTATTTAATGCAATTTGTTTTCGTTTATCATCCGATGAAGCTATATCAATCAAATCATCTACACTATTTTTATCACTAACTATATTCGAACTATAATTCAACAAAATACATACAAATAATTTGCCGGTCCCAGTCAACGGGGTATGCTCTATGATTAATTCTCCAACTGTATTTGTATTAGGAATCTGTATTATTTCATGTAATACGCCTGATAAATATATTTTATTCGCAATAAATGTCCCCAAACTATCTGGATATAATGCATTTGGGGTATTTACCGGATATGAAACATTTATTTTATAATAATTTAAATTGCCACTATTTTCAACTTTTACATCACCACTGCTAATAGTGGTATTATAATAATTATATAAAATTTTTGATGTATTGTCTAACTTAGTGGTTCCTGATAAATCAAATTGTGTTGCCATATAAACTATATACTTTACTTATATAGTTTATTTACAAAACATTCTTAAATATTACAAAAAAGGAATGTAATTAAAACCCGAATTTTCATATACGGTTACTTTAAATGTATCATTATAACCTTCTACATATACATTGTCTCCGTTATTGATTGAATCACAACCATATTCACTCGTACAACTTTTGCCGTTTACACTCACTGGTAATTTAGTATTCATATTACCATTGGTTGCCATCGTATAATATTGCCATTTCTCTCTACCCGTCATCAGTTTTCTACCCATTAATGGCATTATTAATTGTCCGTTAGGTCCATTTGATTTGGTTAAAATGCCGACTTGTTGATAACTCATATTTGTACCATGGGTTTGGATATTTACGGGAATTCCTCTTATATCTCCACTATCACGCCTAAAATATACACCATCTGTTTTTAAAGGAGGCGAATATGGATCATTAAATATATCATTACGCGTAGATACACCATTGATGAATGGCGGGGTTGTAGTGGCTGAATCAATGATAATTATTTTAGATGACGCATCATGAGTTTGTCTTTGAATTTGTCCTACTTTACTCATTTGGTAATAAAAATACGCTAAAAGTAGTATGATAACGAATAATAAAAACAATGTCATATTTTCAATACAAAAAACACCAGGAACACATTTTCTCCCCATTTATATTATCATTATATATTTTGGAATATAAGTAAAAATATATAACCTTTTTCTCTTTGGTCGGCGTAATCAAACGATAAATTATTTCCTATTTTTCGGGCATTATATGATTCTCTACATTTACGTAGATGTAATTAATTCACATTAATTATTTTGTCTCCTCCTCTTTTAATTCTATCTACCCCTTTCATTAGTATTTTTGGAATATTTACTTTAAAATCGTAATCGATATCTTTTGCTTTCTTTAATAATACGCTTGTTTTCAATCGTTTACAATTATAACATTCGTCTCTTATATTTTTAGGCCATCTTATAATATTAAAACCAAATACACCATATATATATCCATTTATTTTTTCTACATATTTCCAAAGCTTATTTTGTGTTGGATACAAATTTATTCCTAATAAGTATAAAATCCATAATGAAATACGAATGGGTAAATATAATATGCTTAAAAATGCATCAACTGTATAATATAAAATACAGTTCGGAATATTAGATATATATTTTACACCACACATTGTATAAGAAAATACAAATTGACTAGCATACGCTATTAATAATCCGATGTCTTCAAATCCACGCGCTGTACCAATGCCTAAATATTTAAACTCATCACCGATTCCATAAAATATATCTTTAAAACCTGAATTTATTGTATTTATTCTCTTTGGTAATTTTTTAAAAAAATCAATCATTGGTTTTAAAGGACCTAAAATACTTTTTGAAACATTTTTTGTAATATCACTTATTTTGGGAAATTTAATGCCTTCTTTAAAATTTTCTTGGAATCCTTCTGTGAAGTTATTTGAAGTAATTGTATTTTGAAAATATTTTTTATAACAATGTAATAAAATAAGCGTAAATATGATGATAAAAAATATGTAATAATATCTCTTTTGTGCCATTGCTATTCTATAATATTATAACATTATGATATTATAACTATATCAC